TACCGATAGGGAAATTACGCAACAAGAATATCTTGCAATTGCAAATGGAACTGGGTTCTCTACTGGGGATACTATTCTCCTAATCATAATTGTAAATACTCCAGACGGAACAATTGCTTCTCAAGTTTGGTATAATGCCACAACCGGCGCAACGATTGCTGCGCCTTCTCTTTCTGATTTAGAGCCTTCCGGCTTGGACAGAGATATTTTAGATGCGCTCAATCTTGCAAATTCTTATTTGGTTGGGGCGGCTACAGAAGCTACCCTTTCCGCGATCAATGCAAAACTGGGTACACTCGGCCAAAAAGCAATGGCGGGGTCTGCACCCGTTGTTATTGCGTCCGATCAGTCTACTTTACCCGTAAGTGCCGCCTCTCTTCCTCTCCCGACGGACGCCGCCACGGAAACAACTCTTTCCGCATTAAACGGCAAATTTGGATCTTTAGGCCAAAAGGCAATGGCTGGGAGTGCGCCCGTCGTCATTGCTTCTGATCAATCGACACTTGCTGTGAGTGCAGCATCATGGCCGCTACCGACAGGGGCAGCAACAGAAACAACACTTGCATCAATTCTTGCAGATACCTTCCCAAACACTACTCAGTTATCTGATCCTGAAATTTTTTCTGAAGCTATAACTAGTGGGAATAATTCAGCCGCGCTAGTTACAGTTCCTACGGGTGGGAGTCGTAACCTCCAAGTAACCTCCAACTCTGGCCTAGAATATGCAATCATTCTGAACGGATCTTCCGGCGGAACCGACGGAACAGTAATTCAACAACTCGTAGCAGGTGAAACTTTTTCAATTCCTTTTAAGTTGGCAGCAACTGCGACTCTCCGATTACGACCTACTAGTGGGAATATGACAACAATAGATAAAGTAAAGGTGGCGGTAAGCTAATGAGTGCTATTTATTTTAAAGGGCTATTTGCCAAACTTCTTCCGACTAGCGGTATTGAGTTTTCGGATAGCCGGGTTAAAACACAAACTACAGGCAATCCGAACGGTAGTATTACGGCACCTGTCGGATCAGAATGCACAGATATTAGTTCTGGGAATTTGTATTTAAAACTATCTGGTTCAGGAAATACTGGTTGGGTAGCTATCCCGGTTACTACTCCAGCAGCCCCAACTGGGACTATAATCTCGCATATAAATTTTTCTTTAACAGATTATTTATACTGTGATGGGTCAGCAGTATCAAGAAGTACGTACAGTTCATTGCATAGCGCAATGCCTAAATCAAGTGCTACGGTGACGATGACAATCGCATCTCCTTGCGTTGTCACTTGGACTTCCAACGAGTTAACAACAGGAAGCCAGATTCAATTTTCTACAACTGGGGCACTGCCAACCGGAATCACCGCAGGGACTATATATTTCGTTAGAGTTGTTTCCGGCGGATCGACTTTTAATTTATTCACTTCTTTGACCGCCGCAATGAATTTAGAGTCAACATCGGGTATAGTCAATACTTCTGGGTCTCAATCGGGGGTGCATACTGCTACCACCTATTTTTATGGAAATGGAGATGGGTCTACCACATTCAATGTTCCTGATTTGAGAGGTTTGACTCCACGGGGAATAGGGCAAACTGTTGCATTCACTGGATTTAACCCTACTATAGGGATCGGAGAAATCACAAATGACCAATTCCAGGGATGGCAATTAGGTGCAACCCAAGATGGTACGGGATTACAAAATTATTATGGGAGAGTGGGTAGTCGGGATACCACCAACAATTCAAGCGCACAGTTCGGGTTTACAGATTTATATATGCAGACTCTCGCTCAAGGGTCTGCACTACAAATGAAAGCTGTAGATAATGGGATAAATGGGGCGCCTCGAACCGGATCAGAAACTCGTACAAAATCTTTGGGAGTTTATTTTCTCATCAAGACATGATTACCCCGGATACACAAGTTAAGCTTCCACTTAAAATAATAGTACCATTCGTTCTATCTGTTATATGGTGGGGAGTAGGATTCCTAAGTAATAATAACATAGACGCTTCGGAAATCATACAAATAAACCAAAAAATTGCAATCATGGAAGCTCAATCTAAAAATACAGTCGATGAACTCAGGATATTCCGTAAGGAGTATCAAGATAACTCAAAAGAAACAAACAGAATTTTATTAGACATCTATAAATGGATGAAGAAATAATGGTAAATAAATGCGAGACGATATAGAGCCTTATTCCACTATACTAGGAACCAATGAATCAAATCCAATATCTAGTGGGTTTCTGGAATACTGTAAATCAATATGTAAAATACCGCTCAACGAAATTAAACCAACCGGTACAATAACAAAATATATAAATTTTAAAAAACAACAATAGGTTCAATGTAAATTAGTTTACATAAATAAGTTTTACATGTTTTGTTGTGTTCTCTAAGTTCGGATAGTTTATAATGTTTTGATTCAAGCTCCATTTTCACTGATGGGGCTATAAGTGTAGTAATGCCTACGGCTATTCTCAGATATGATTCTTCCGATTGGGTGTTGGTAATTCGATCAAACTTAAACCAAAACTTTGGGGGCAGTTGTTTTGCCACCTGTTTCTTAAGAGCTTTCTCTAAAGATTTAAATGTTAACATATCGCATCACTTATTAGTTCAATTAAATTGACACGCCATTTTCTATTTGCCTAGTCTCATAATCAATTGCAGCCTGTTCGCTAGCATGCATGAGCGAAAGCCATTTATTAGGGTTATATAAAGCTACTCCCATAATCTGCCAAATAATAGATTTCTGGAAACATTCCCAACAATCTATCAGATATAATCGATTAAGCGAATATTCCCCTAGGATATTAAGAATTAATTCGTAGTCATTTTCTAAAAGTTTTTTCTTTCTGATTATTCCGAATCGTTTATTTAGATTTATTTTCATTTCTAATGATTTTCCTATACCATGCAATTAGAACTTTTAAGAAAAATTTACAATCTTGAGCAGGGATTTGTACAGAACTAAAATTTATTGATGTTTTGTCATCGAATGATAGCCACGCTCCCCGAATTGATGTACCCCATTCTGCCCTATTATGTAAGAAATGGGTGTTAATCATTTGTATGTATTTGCGATAGTTCTGATCATTCTCACCAATATATTCAAAGTTCTTTTCAGTTAAAATAACATCTAAAACTTCCATCATGTTAATGGCATACTCTTCGCTCAATTCAGAATCATAGGTAATGAAATCAAAAATAACATCCCCTATAAACTCAGAAACACTCATACCACCTGGAGAGGATTCGGAATAATCCGAATAAATTTTCTCTAAAATTTCAATATAATGTTTTATCTTCATTTTGAGCCTCCGAATATCTTTGTCCTTCTTCAAACATAAGAACCCATTCATGAAAATTAAATAGGTCTATTTCGGTTGGTTCTGTTTCTTCCATGATTTTATCCAATTCCATAGCTTTTCGTACCAATATAAATCCCTACATGCTAGCGCAAGTTCAATGATAGGAGTCATATCATAATAACATTTAAGCTCATAACCATTAGATTGATCAAGGCCCCTAAAAAATTCATTCAATGCCTTATTAAAGGCAGTTGGGTCTTCTGTATTATCTTTATTTTCTTCCATTACCAAGCCCAATCTGGGATATATTTCTCAAGAGAATTGTTTTCAAATCTATTCTCATCTAACTCTTTCCGAAGAGCTTCTTTATGGAGCTCTATATGCTTTATATACGCGTCACTTATGATTTGCATAGGAGTTTCATAAAGGCTTATATATTCTTTAGTAGTTGGAACATTCTGCATTCCTCGTAATTCTGCGGCGTTTATATTGCTATATTGACGATTATTCGTATTCAACATTTTTTGAGCTTCCGCAGGACTTACATATCTTTGTTGCTGCATACTATAAAATATATTCATCTTAAAAACTCCCTATCTAATTCTAGTTCATTCAGTATCCTATGAGCTTCTTGGTATGAAGCATCCTTAAGAGAGATTACCCCAGCCCTATCTTTTATTTCTTTTGTGTATTGTGGTATAGGGTTGCCTGTAATGTCTACAATCTCCTCAATCAGAGCACGGATTTTGCGCATTTGATCAGGGAGAATGTAGAGTTTTTTTTCTTTCACTTTCAGCTCGTTTTAAATAATAAGAGACCTTGCATTACAAATTTTACTGGGAATCTAACCCCTACGAAATATCCTAATCCAAGTAGTAGCCCCAAATCATACAACGGTTTGTCAGGTCTTTCCGGGATAAGACTTTGTGCATAAGGTATAAATTGCGTAAACACAAAATAAGATATTACACAGCCTATCAGTATAAACAAAAGCCCTACAGTTTTCATGCAGCGGGCTCTGCGATAGGTGCAGCTTTTGGTTTACGTGGTGCGCGTTTCCTTGGAGTAACTGTTTTCTTTGGAGCGGCTTTTTTACCAGACTTACGGGTTCTAGTTTTCTTCACAGGCATTCCAGCCCAAACGGTTTTGATTTCCTTATACGCATCAATTAGAAATTGTGGTATGAATGCCAGTAATAGGATGGCGATAGTTTTTAAAAATTTTTGTAACATTTTGTTTTCCTCTTTGTCAGATGTTTTAATAGTCTTTAAAATGTGCAAGCATTTATTAATGCTTATGATTTGCCCACGAAGAAAAGCAATAATATTAAGAAGAGCAAGCGCGCCTAAAACTTTGGAAGTTGGTAAATTTATTTCCAACGCTTTAAAAAATAGCCCGCTCCATATTATTGAGTTAGAAAGTAAAACTAAATCTTTCATATAAAATCCCCTCTAAATGTTTTTTTGTTTTGTTCGTCCAGCATATCATAAGCCTTGACAGCAAGTTCTTGTGTAGAGAAATAAACTAAATGTGGCATATCACTATGATAGACGACCCCCGCATTAACTTTATGACAAGGTGTATCACAATAAAGATAATAATTGGGAACATCACAAAGAAATCGCCCTCCTTTTTCTGGATCTATCGTAAGAGCTATACGTTTTAATTGATTAAATAAACGTATTTGTTTAGCGTGGGTTTCTGCTATATTTTGCTCTGCTTTTTTAAAATAGTTACCAAAACCTATACGTTCGAAATCTGCGGGATGAGCTGAAATTACATATTTGTCTATTTCCCCCCAGCTAGTCACAAAACGAATTTCTTCTCCATTGGCTGGTTTCCAAACACCGTCACTATCATGTGAAATTCTACTTTCTATTTCTTTAATTTTAGCAGTAGCTTGTTCTAGTATCTTACGTTGTTGTTCTATTTCTTCTCTTAAGTTGCTCATTTAAAACTCCTACTATCCATCTCCATATCCATCTCCATATCCAGATCCAGATCCATATCCAGATCCAGATCCATCTCCATATCCATCTCCATATCCAGATCCAGATCCATATCCAGATCCAGATCCAGATCCAGATCCAGATCCATATCCAGATCCAGATCCATCTCCATCTCCATATCCATCTCCATATCCAGATCCAGATCCAGATCCATCTCCAGATCCATATCCAGATCCATATCCATATCCAGGATTTATTCTTGTGTCCATACCTTTACGCTCTCTATAGAATTTTTAGATGCTTCGGTTACGGATAAAATCTCTATTACCTGCGTAAGTTGTGTCAATGCGACCTCTCGCGTAAATTTACAGTTTTGTGGTTTTTTAGTTCCTATAGTTGCTAAATCAGAGAGACTATTAGCTCCGTCCCAATACCAAAGTCTCCGAGCGTTGACCAAGGTAGCCTCCATCCCGCTTCGATCTTTTACATATCCCGCAAAAACCCCCGCCGAATATGTTCTTACAATACAATAGTCCATTCCTTCAAATTTTTGCGCATCTTTTGGGATGCTATCTTTAGGAACGTAAGTTACACCTTCAATTACCATTTCGTCAATTCTTGTCTTCATTCTATTATCTCCTTAGTTTTACCTTAATTTATTTATCTGAATAAAAACGTCAAGCCTTTGCTCTTAATCTTTTAAATATTGCATCCGATTCTTCCTGTGTGGTTTGTGACCTGTCATCAAGAATAGTGTGGCAATGCTCACAAGCTAAAACTGTTTCGTAAAATGATGCTAGCTCTTCTACTGTTTTGTAAAATCGTCGCTTCTTTCTGTGCGCACGAGCAATAAATAGATTGTTACATCCTGTAAATTTCAGTTCACAGAAAGAAGGGTAGTTTTCGTATATTTTATCTAGTCTTAAATTAGCTTCGGCATTTATTTTAGTTTTATTAATTCCACGAACTTTTGTTGGTTTGGGGATTGGTTGTAGGTTACGAAGATAGTTCGCCATTAAATTAGTCTTGGTTCCGATATATCTTTTTTTTGATTTCGTGTTACCCGTGCAGTATTAGCATGATGTTTTGCATCATACCGTAAATGACATCTTTGGCAAAGTGCAACTAAGTTTTCATCATTGCAATTCTCAGGAGTGTGGTCAAGGTGCGCAACGGTTAGGACTACTTTTGATCCAGTGATTGGATGCGGTTCATAATTAATTGCAAAACACCACTCGCACCTACCCCCGGCTCGTTCGAATCGAATTCGATGGGAAATTTGTTTCCAATCTTTTGGATATCTAGCTTTGTTTTCCGGTTTTATTGGCATTATGATTGCGTTAAATTATTAGATCTTTATGGCTCGGTAGAAACATGGATTTAGGCAAAACTCTTCCACAGTTCACACATTTAAAAATCAGATGATGCCCTGGTAAGCCATTAGCGTCAAAGTCACCATAAAATACCCCGACTCGGTGTAGATGATGATCTGCAAAAGCCGGATTTTTACATTCAGCCTTGGTTCCAATTGGTGCAGAATACCCTCGGTCTGGGATAAGAACTTGCTTAGTTTCAAAATCGAATGTCATGTTTTGTTCCTTTTACAAGAGGCTTCGATGTTTTTATTGATTGTTCGATACCCATCTATATCAAAAATTACATTTATATTGATTGGCGACTCATCTGTCATTTCATCAACTTTTTGAGTATTCCAAAATAAAGCATCTTGCAACTCTTCCAGTTCCTTTTTGTGGGCTTGGCGTTCGGATTCGAGTTGTGGGGCAATATTGTTTTCAAATATTTGTTTCATTCCCAAATACAAACTGTCTTTATATTCTTGGGTAAAATCTTTGTTTATCGGATCATTTGCAAACATATCTGGAGACGCGTAGTATCTATGATCCCAAGTCATACACATGTCTGATATTATTTTATGTTTTATCTCACTCATTCTTTCTTCTCCAGCGGTGTAACATTGACTATTTTATAATTCACTGTCCCTTTGTCCTTGTGTTCTTCGCACCGATAGACAACTTTGCTTTGCCTGTTTGTGGTTCTCGCTCCGCTTCTAGGAATTAAAATAACTTCATGCGTAGCCAGATTTTTACACCTTGCTTGCCCATCGAAGAAATTAGCTTCTCCAAATTTTTTCTGACACCTCATTCTTTTTTCTCCACTAGTTTGGGGAGGTTGGATTCGAAATCACTCTGGTACAAAATAGATGGGTGCTCGCTATCAGTTGTTTTAGAACACTCTATAAACAATTCTTCATTGTAACCCGGGTCATTGACCATAAACTCTTTACGTATCTCATCTAAAAACTTTCTTTCGTTAGGTGTGCAGGTAGGACGGTTGGCAAGCCATAGAACAAAAGCATCTTTAAAGGCGCGGAGAGGGAACCCTTCTTCATCAATATATTCGTATTTTGCGCTATTCTTTGTTTCTTTTTCGTATTGTTTTATTAATTCTGTTAGTTTGTTATCTTCCATTGTTAGGCTCCTTTTCGCCTACGGTAAAATTCTTTCACTACTGGTTTCAAAACTTCTATGTCTTCTTCTGCTATCCCAATTTTTCGCATTTTAGAAATTGGCATTGCGCAACCGCCAAAAACATCTTTTGCGATCGTTGGTTCATCGTGAGTTCGAAGTATTTCAGCCGTGGCACATAAATAACCCTTCTCAAATTCATGCCCAAGCATTCTTCCCTCTCTTCTTTGGTTGTATAGGTGTTATGCGGACTTTGACTGGCCGTAAATCATCAGGGCTACGCAAAAGCGTATCTATAATCAATTGACACCCTCTTTTGGTTAAGCTACCGGTTTTAGGTCTCCATTTCTTCTTCGGATGCCACGCCATCCACGTTGTTTCACTTTTAGGGGTCATAGATTTAATTCCTTATTAATTGCGCCCAAAACATATTTTGCAAAGTTATCTTGTTTACTTGGACCTCGCTCAAGGTATTGAAAATGACCCCAGCCTCTAATTTGCATTACAATTACATTATTTGAATCCAATATGTAATTACCGGATTCTTCTAATTTAAACGGAGGCTTTAGTTTGCATGATTTTACATAATCACTAAATTCGCTCATATCCCCATATCTCCCATTTTATTTCGCGTGTAATCGATTGCCGCACGCATCCGTGTTAGGTGCTCTTGTGAATATCGTTCTCGTAGTTTGCGCCGCTCCTCTTCTGTCATCCCCGGAGTGATATACTTACGATCCAATTGGGAAATTTTACGAGTATCAAATCCCTGGAGATCGCCTTGTTTTTTAAGTTCGGATAGGAATTGATTTTTCATTTCATCAGCTCCCATCCGAAATCAAAGTAATCTTCTTTAGGTTGTTTTTTCTTGTGGTCTTCCCAACCTTTTTCGTAGGCTTTTTGATGGATCTTTTTCAGTTTCGAATTCATCTCATTGTTTAAGTGGATTGCCCTAAGTGTGGAATCGATTACGTCGAGATCATTTCTCAAATCATATGATCTTTCCCCAAGCAATGACCCATAGTTTATATCGATCTGTAATTTTTTGCCGTCCCAGTTAAATTTAATCATCACAATATCCCCTCTATTAATTCAAGAATGTCTTTGCAAGCCGTTTCATATCCATCGACATAATCGTAACCGTGAATACTGTCACCTGCTTCAATTTTCTTATCCACTATCGCATCTACTAGCATTTGTTTTTGTTCTTTGTGTAGCATTGGTTACCGTCCGTTTCTATCTAGTGATTCAATCATTGCGACAATGACAGCACCACATTGGATAAGTTCTTTGCGTAAAGATTCTGTGTCTCCCAAGCATGAGGCGGCCTCACTGACTTCCTCCACTAGTATGTGCATGTAAGTTCCCTTGCCTCGTCCGTGCCAAATCTCACATAGTTGTTTAGCTCTTTCCTCACTTGGGATTCCATATTCTTCACACATCCTTTCGGGCGTGCATGAGCCATCTCGATTAAGTAAAACTTGGTCAAGGATTGGGTGGTTTTGTTCGCCCCACTTTTCATCTTGCCGTTTACGTTCTGATAGTATTTCTTCGATTACGTTCATTAATTATAACTCCTCTTTTGCAAGTGCAATGATTTCACTTAAGAGCCTAAACTCTTCATCTGTTTGTGGAATAAATTTATGTAGCCCCTCGATAAAACCTTGTTTTCGTGACAAAACTAGCCATAAAACAAAATCTATTGATACTCCACCATTATCTAATTCTGCATACATCATTTTATTTGGATGCGTGCCTGGATTGTTTTTTGCTTCTGCATATTTATGAAAATAAGTTTTTAAAATTTCATATTCATTTGCGTCCATCTCTCAAATCTCCTCACTGGATATACAAACAGGATCGCCGATGTAGGATAATGAAGAAGCGATCTTTCTATACCGGAATGCTTGTTCTCTTGATGGATATGGAATATTAGAACAAATAATATATTCGGCACCATCTTTCCAAACATTTATCCACTCTTCTTTCCTTCTAGGGATGTTACGGAGGTCACTTGATTCAACGGTGCGTATAAACTTATTGCCGTCTAATAATATGTAAAGTCCAAGACGATCCGTATGCTTCCCTACTAAAATAAATTCCTCTTTTGTTACTGTGTATGTGCATCTCCCTCCATCCTCATTCAAACAACGGTCAATGTCAAAAGGTTTTGGTGTGGACGGTAAGAGCAATTCATCGAGTTCTTTGGACGTAAGTTTTGGTTCCATTTCGTTGTCAATAAGTGTCCTTAATTCATTCGTCCATTCGCTAGGGATAGCCATATCGTCCGATTGATATCTCTGGATTGCGTCTTGAATTTCCTGAATTCTTTCGGCTTTTCGAATATATGCAGGAATAAGACCAAGTGGTGGTTTTTTTGTAAAAGTTCTCATTTGTGATTCCTTGATCTTAGATTTAAGTTTGCGCAATACTTCTTTTCTTTGTATGCCAATATAAGTCTGACTATAGTATGACTTAATCTCTTCATCAATCAATTCCAATACATCTTCTATTGTTTTCATTCATGGCCCATCCCAATCAGGCAAGGCCTTGAATTCTTCTTCTGACATCTCAATGACTTTTATAGTGATCTCATCGTCGATGTCACAGTCTTTGAGCATATCAATAATTGTGGGTAAATCCTTTTCAAGGCAAGGATTTGTTCCTTTTTCTAATGTAACTTCATAAACTTTCATTTTAGTTCTCCTTAAAACTTAGTCGACTCTCAAACCAACCAAACAAAAAACACGTTTTACAAAAAAACTGCATATATTCATCGGCTTCCCTAAGTGTGATATATGAGAGATCTGATTTGTATATTGGGTCTTTTGCATCTCCGAAAATATGCGCTGTCATAATTAGATCCCTGTCTTCATAAAGATAAAATCTTACCCTAGTCGGCTTTATAGCATTCTTTTGAGCATATAACGTACGGCTTGAGTGACTAACATGTAATGGGATTAATGATTGTCTTTCTCTCATATTTACCTTAAAATATTTATCTAATCAAAAACGTCAACTTTTATTTAATTGCGCAATAACCATATTGGCAATTTTTGCGTTCTTGCTATCAATATTCTGCATGCACTCAACTTTATTTTGGTCGTTTATGAATAGGTGAGACTCTAAAGCTTCTCTGGTTTCTTTTGGGAAATTCTTAATAGCATCGGATAATTTTTCTTTAAGCGTTCGGCCGTCAATTTTGGTTGGATCTTTTGGTGTGTGCACTATTTTTTCAGCTCCAACAAAGTTCCAAGTTTTTAGGAGACCCTCTAATGTGTAGGAAAGTTTGTGTTCCCCCCTCCATGGATTAGATAGATAAAGTTTTACCTGTTCATCGAATTCTAAACGAGTGCATTTAGTCTCGAAACAAATTCTCAATGCTGTATCTGAGTGGATCTTGGGAGGAATTGATTGCGGGAATTTGAGTTTATATTCTCGTCTGAATACTTCGTCTACATAATTATAGTCAGCTAAAACATCTTCCTCAACAACAATAGTAGATTCTTCTTCTTTTTTTTGTAAAATTTCTTTTGTATCTTCTTTCTTTTGTATGTCTACAATTTTGACTGGCTCATTTGTTCGATTTAGACTAGCAACCTGTTCAATTTTGACTACGTCTAAATTTTTGACTGGCTCTGATTCTATGACCCAATATTCCGTAATCCCACCAATTATTTCCCATCCAATTACACCTTTTAACACTAGACCATCTTTTGCATCTAATACCCCTTGCCTAGATAGCCCAGAAAGTTTTATCATTTGTGAAATTGAAATCTTATCTCGTTTTTTGTGCCACCCATAAGTTTGTCTCACTATAACATTAAGAACACGAAGCTCCCCTTCCTTTAGGATGCACATTTTTGGGAATAGGAAATTAGGGTATGGTGTTGTGTTTGGCTCAAACATTAAGTGTAGTTAAAATTATTTCCTTTTTTTAGTTGACAGTGTATATAATTATGGAAGGATAGAAATGAAATTGTCTGCTATACAGCAACTTCATTTTTTAACTCCTTGGATACCCGGCCTTAAATAAGCCGGGTTTTCTATTTTACTTAGGGGTTACAGTCAAATTATATTTATTTGCTATTTGTTCTAATAACTCATCCACATCTTTTTTCTTATACCAAAGCTCATCTTCCGTTTTGGTTGCAGGTTTTAAACCTGCTCCTGTTTCATCCTCTACATATTCGTATGCCTGTAGTGTCATAACTATCTCCTATTTTCCTTTTGTTCTATTGGTTCTTATTATATCTAACCATTCGTCGGCGGTATGCTTATCGTAGTAACCATACCGAATCTTTTTTAGTGCGCCGCGCCTACATGCACCTACTATAAGATTTTCTGCTGTCTGTCTAGTTATTCCAAGTGCCATGAGTTCTTCAACTATTACTTCACGCTTTATGGAATTCATAACCGACATTTCCTCTATGACCTTATTGAAACCCGCACGTAAATATATATTTTTCGATTTACGAATGATTTCTTTACGTTCTAACTTAGGGTTCAACCAATGGATGGAAGCCTGTTTGGTTTTACCTAAGATTATGGAAATCTCAGTTAGTGTGATAATAGATGATTCAGTCATTGCGTTTACGAGAGGCTTCGATTGCTTTTGAAATGGTTCCGTAATCATTCCCAGATTCAGCAAACATATATACCGCATCTTGCAACTCTTCCAGTTCCTTTTTGGTTTGTTCGTAGTCTTCGAATTTAATATACTCACCTTCTTCGGTTTCCTCTCTATCCCAATCACCGTAGAACGTGTATCTTTTTACTTTCTCACTCATTCTTTTTTCTCCACTAGTTCAGATAGGCTGGAATCGAACATAGCTTGGTTTAATATTGCTATTCTTGCCCCGCTTTCTATTTGGATTTGACAACCAGATGCCCAGTATCCTTTCTCCCTTATCTCATCCAAAAACTTCCTTTCGTTAGGTGTGCAGGTAGGTGGTATGGTTTGGCGGATAGACTCGGTTAATACTTTTTTGTTAGCTGAATTGATTGATTGATTTACGGGAAGACTCCACTTTATAACCAGATCAAATATTTTCTCTTCAAATTCTGTTAGTTTGTTATCTTCCATTAAATAAACCTTGTAAGTGTATTGATCAGTATATCCAATTCTTGCTTAGTTTTGATACTTGAATTGTAATAGCCGTTAAGTTTTAAATCCCCAATACTTCCGCGCAAAACTAGATTTTTATCTTTTTGATAAATCCACAAATCCATCCCAGCCCATTGATCTTGCCCACAAATACCTTGCCTTTTGCGAACAAAACCTTTATCAAATAGATCTTGAGTTGTTATGTTATCTTCCATTGTTAGGCTCCTTTATGTTTAATTTCGCTAACTCTCTTTGATTTTTATTCCACGTGTTTAATGGATTCTTTGGACTCCACTTTTCAATTTCATTTTCTTCCACCCAAAGACACCCACCTCGACATTCAATAAGATATTCTTTTGTATCTTCATCGTAACCATCAACTGTAAATCTTGTCCTAGATGATTTATATTCTCCAACAAAATCCTTGATAGAATTTATATTTTGCGAACTCATTTCTTCTGATGGAACAACGTAAGATTTTATCGGAAACTTCATCCCTTCCCTCTCTTCTTTGGTTGTATAGGTGTTATGTGGACTTCGACTGGCACTAAATCATCAATACCATTTTCCCCTAGCCGTGCAATTAAGTGATCAATTAAATCCTTTTTTGATTCTTTTGGAGGGTCTTCTAAACTAAAAAACTTTCCAAGCTTATACCATGCCATCCACATTGTTTCTGATTTAATGGTCATTTCATTTGCTCCAAACAAAATTTATCAATAATGTCGATGGCTTCTTGCTCTGGTTTATCTAAAAGCCATAAGACAGCCTCAAGGGAAGTCCCAAATTTTTGAAATTCCAGAGACCATTGTTCACATAACCATGTTAAAAACTTTTGCCCATACTTGGCTCTTGTTTCGCTAAAAAATTCCCAGGCTGTCATTTGCATCCTCTCCTATGTTTTCCATCTGTTCCCCCGCACTCGGGACACTCACTATGACACTGACATTCATCTAGTCCGCAATCACAGTAATGAGATTCCATATGTTTGTCTGCTTGGTTAAGTATGTAGTTATCGTAGCTCATTCATAAACCCCTGCTAACCATGTTTTGAAATTTTCTTCAATAGTTGTTCTGGCTGAATCTGCATTTTTTGGGTATGAATGTGTGTCTCTAAAGTTCGTATGAAATCGCGTATCCCAAGAAATCCAGTCTTCTCCGCGCTGATGAAAGACTACAAAAAATCCTATAATAGCTCCGTTTACACGACAAACCTGTTTTTTCTTACCAGACCATTTAAATTTAATCATTTTTGATGCCTCGGAATCCTGAATAACCAACCAAACATAAACGTCAACCACGCAAATTGAATTTCAATTCCTGTTTCATCATCATAAATCTTATGGATGACAATTGAAATCTGAGGGAAAATTCTAATCCAAATTGTTTTACCATCATTCGTGCTTCTATATTTAAACCTTGAAGGCGCGATCAATTTCATTTCCTTTCTCCTTTGGGTATGGTAGTTCACGCCATTTAACCGCTATTGTGAGATGGCCACAAGTCTCTTGGAAATAATTTATCGAAGAATCATACCATCCGATACCTATTTTCCCGTCTTCATGATAAATTAAAATAAGATTATCATGTTTCGGCGGCTTACTCGCATCTATCCACGGATCATGTTTCCAAATTCTATAAACGATCCAAAGAATAATCCTACATGTAGACCAACAAAACATAATGATTAAAACCATCTGCCCGAGAGCATAAAGATAAAGATCCAAATCAGTTTTCATTTTCTTGCTCTCCTCTCATTTCATCTTTCATCATCTGCAAAGTTCTAAATAATTCCATATTTAACCATAATTCAACTTCTGATAGCTCATTAAATTTATGATGGCGGCCACCATCGAAAAAATCAAAGATATATGAATGAGCTATTTTATTTTCTAGGTCAATTGTCAATGGATCATAAGATTTACTTGCGTCATCAGAAATATTCGCACAAACCCTAAGCCTTAAAATCGCTGCGGCGGTAAATTCTAATTCTTTTACTTTATCTTGTGGACTCATTTTCGCTCTCGAATTATCTCGATCGACTCTACTATAGATTCAAGTTTTACAAAACGAAAAACTTGAATCTATAGTATTAATGAAAAGCCTTTCAGACTCTGTAGAATCTTCCCTTTGCAAATTTGATACATTTAATTCAAATTTACCATTGCTTTCGTGTACTGATATATGTAATACGTGCATATCTATTTAACTTCCTATTAAAAAATCTATTCCGTTCATTTCTCTACCTTCTGTAAATGCTTATATCGTTTACCTAAAAATATAAACCCTTTCCCGGTAACTAATGCAACAGAGAATACGCGGCTCCCTATTTTTTTCTGAACAACTTTAAAATGGTTTGCATCTATTTGGTCTTGATAAGGTAAATTATTTGGCATAATTAAATGGTCGTCTTTTAAAAGTTTAAAAAATCCATTTTGTCCTACAGTTAGATTTAGCATTTTTGCAGTATCGCCAATTCTCGAGCATCTATCAGAATCAGAAACTAGATCATAAAATTCAGCTTTCGGTTTCATTTCTTCTATTTGCAGCTTTTGTGCCTGAATTCGATCATTCATCCATTGCATGACACTTAATGCACGTTCTTCCATTTCTAAATCAGTAACAGCACCTACAAGTCCACTTGTAGCTGTCATACGTTTTTTTATTTCCGTTACCTGAGACTCATTAAGTCTAGTTTGAACTCCATTTCTCATTAAATCTGGATATAAAGTTCGGATATGCCACCTGACGGCTTCCTCGGTTGTTCCCATAATATTTGAGAATTCTTTAATTGTCATTGTTTGTTGTGTAAGCTGGTTCATATACTAGATACCTCACTCAATACCTCTACCCCACAAATAGCGCCGATCAAAAAACTAATAATCCCATTAAAAACCATAAAGACCTCTATACCTTGAGTTGGATGCGATGTTTGTGTTAAGATATAGAAATCAAAAGTAAATTCTCTAAATGGAGATAAGGCAATAATACCAAGTGATCCAGCAGTAAAATGAATTATCCAAAAAACTATACTAGCTGATACCACAGTAGCAATAGGCATCAAAACAAATCCTAGCAATATCCTCATTTCTTTCGAGCCTCCATCATTGCGTCCGCGATTTTGTAACACCTTCGAGCGATGCGTTCAGATGGATATTCCGCAGTCCATTCTCCTGATAGGCATTGTCCTGCAAAATAATCTCTCAAATTCATACCAGTATCCCAAATAGAATGTGATGTTACCGGAAAAGCTCTTGGTTCAAATGATTCTTTTGACATTGTATTCTCCTTTAGATCGGAGAAGGTAGGCAAATAAAAAAAGCCGTTCACTGCGACCCAAGGGGAGACTTGGATCTGAGTCAACGGCTCTGTTCATCGGCTCTCCCTCCGATTGTTTTATTGATTATCTAATCTAATTCTAGTCAACTATTTTTTTCTCTAATTTCTTCGATAGGACGTAAATCTTTAAAAACTGCCTGTACAATTTCATCGAAAGTTTCATCAGAACAATTTCCCCAAAGATCGTCTGTATTTTTTACAAACCAAGCTCTAAGATGTTTATGTTTATCACTGTGGATCATCTCAATTCCTCTATCCAGCGATCAATAATAATTCCTAGCCAAATGAACCCTAGAAATATAGCAACTCCTTGAAGAATTGTTCTAACCAAACTAGGGCGCACACCGCACCTAACATCAAGGGATATCCCCAATGCGAAACCGATTCCTCCAACTACAATCCATATTCTATAAAGAGTATCGTAATCTATCATGGTATTTCTTCCTCAGCAATATTCGGAGCTTCCCAGTGGAATTCGTCATTTACTACATTCAGCCCACACCAATGCGATAAACGATCATCCTCTATATGCCCATTATGTTTAAGATAGCCGATATTGTCGATAAACCAAATAGTATCAAGGACATCTAGCCAGCGTTGAATTTGCAATAATGCGGTTGATTCATTGAATTCTTTACCTAGTTTTTCAGTATAATTAGTTATGGTTTTATCCCAAAGATTTTGGTTTTCTACGACCAATTTAGTTTCTAGTCGTTTCGATTGTGCGACTGTAATCATTCTCATTAAAAATTCCCTAGGTGGTTCATTAACTTCAATTTGTGCGTCCAAAAACATATCTGGAATACTATGGATAAAGCAACTTGCGATTCATAATCGTAACTCCACGAAATAACTAAAGAATCTGAACCGAACCAAAAAATCATAATCAAACAATAAGCAGAATATACAAATCCTGCTACTATTAAGTAATCTGTAATCATTTTGTTTTTCCTTTTTTAGCAGCTTTCTTTTTGGCTGGTTTGACTAGTTTGGCTTTTTTATCCAATGGTGCGCAATTTGGGTCAAAAAAACTACCAAATTTTCTTAACGGGGCCCAGCCAAAATCATAGTAGGGTCTACCACACACAGAAATATCCTGAACAGTGAATTCTAGCGTAAATCTTAGCTTATCGCCTTTTTTAAATTTTGGTTTCATTTGATTTGCAGATTCTGTTTAGTTTTAATTGCACATCCCAAAACAAGATCCCCTCCATCTATAGATTTTTTAATTAATTTTTTATCTGCTACATATTCTACTTCTTCTCTTACAAGATCAGGTCTCAGTTTATGAAGCATTTCTAGCTCACAATTTATTTCGACAGAACTAGATTCCCGCCAAGATATTTTAGCTCTTGAATCGGAAAGTTTTTTACCTTCCTCAAGAGAAGCTTTGATATACTCTTCCAGGCGCTCCGCAAGGGCAAGTTTATGTTTGCGGTCTTGGGTGAGTCGGTCGGCCTGTTTTTTGTGTTCGATTGCATCTAACTCTAGATCTTTAATCCAACATGCTAAATCTAGAATCTTTCTGTCTCGCTCTCCCTCAATAGCCTCTAGTTGTAGAACCAGTTCATCATTGAGAATTTCTCCTGTCTCTTGGTCTATTGTTTTATCAAGAATAGAATAGTAGTCATTGGTTAGTTCGTATAGTCGTTTGTGCATTTTATTTTTCTCCCACTAGTTCAGATAGATTGGATTTGAAATAAATTGAATGTAATATACAATCGTTATCTTCGCAGTGGACTAGGCTGGAGCCGTCAAATGTAAACTTCTTCCTTATCTCATCCAAAAACTTCCTTTCGTTAGGTGTGCAGGTTGGTTGATTAGCTAGATATTCTAAAAACCCAATCATATTGTTCTCTAAATTTAAGTCTTCAAAAATGTCGATACTTCGATAACTAAATGGGGGAAACTGATTGTTGTAGTTATACACTGCTTGTTTAAGTTGTTCATTCATAATATTAAAATGGTATGTCGTCCACTTCCTCACCCATATCACTCCAAGAAGGAGTTTCAGGAGATCCAAGATTTTTATATTCTGGACTCGCTTTGATTTTATCTTTTTGGTAATCCGGTAAAGAATCAAAAATAGTTTTATCAAATGAATCTAGTGATAGATATTCGGATGGATTCTCTTGTGCTGGAACAGTCATCCCTTTCGGAAGAGCGGCAACACTGGCAATTTCCGCGTACCCTTTTTCGTTGTGAATAACCATTAACAGGCACGCAACACCGAGAATAGTTTTTAGATCAAAACCATCTAGTTCTTGTTCAGTAAACGGCTTCCCTCTCCAGGATTGTAAATCTTTGGTAAGGTTTGCTTTCTCGCTTAATGACATTGTATATTCCTTGCTAAGAACATGCGCTTGTTCCCCCTTCTCTTCACTGAAAACTTTACGCTCATTAGGCAGCTCCCATTTAACTAAAACTTTCCTACTACGTTTTGGTTTACCTGCAAATGTATATTCTTGGGTTCCAAGATCAATTAACCCGATACATCTAGCTACGTGGTTCCCGGCTGGGCACGGTTCACTCTGAACTCCTGTTGATTTAATTATCATTTTGTTTTTCCTTTTTTAGCAGCTTTCTTTTTGGCTGGTTTGGCTAATCTGGCTTTTTTATCGAATACTTTTGTGCTTGTAACTTGGAATTGAGGGAAAGTGACAAAGTAATAACTTTCCCTTCCTGGCAATAATGTCACATCAACTATTGTCCCTTCCGTAGTAACCATAAATTTGTCGCCTTTTTTGAACTTTGGTTTCATTTGATTTATCTCCTCTGGGTCAATTTCTAAAACATCAAATAAATCCGTCAATCTGTTTTTAATATTTTTGTTTACAGTTTGGATATGGTGCCAATATCTTGGTATTACCGATAATATGACAAAAGAATTATCTTTAAATACTAAATTCCAGGTAAATGATAGAATTATCCCTGACAATGAATCGGGAAATTGGAGAATTGAGAAAGTTGGCACTAAATGGGCAATTGCACGGTTGGGAGACTCTGAGATTAAAAGACGTATTGGATTAGTCTATTTGGTAAATGTTTTTACTCCTCTCCGAAGAGGGTTTTGGGACAAAACAGTCTATAGGGTGTATAGGAATGAAGATTAATAAGAATGGTTGTGACTATTGTAAAAATGGGGAATTTGACGAATATATTTTTCCAAATTACGGGCTACCTCCGCACAGACATAATTTATCAAAAACTGGTTCGTTTATTGGTTCAACTGTTTTCACGCCTGAAAAAATAGATGAACATATGACTATACATGAAGATGGGATGTGTACTTATTTCTGTCCAACGAATGGGTGCCCAAATTCAAAGGCAATGCGTACAAAATGAATATATATAAATCTCGACGCATACTTTTTTTCAAAGAGCAAGACTCAACTTTATTTTTTTGGGATAATTGGGATAATAGAGCCATTGCTTTCACATGTAATTATGCAGGTAAAAAATATTGGTGGAATATTAAATTGCCATGGGTACCCCTTGTTTATATTTATATGAAATCAATGTTTTGTAATACAACATATGAATACGAATTACGCAAATTATGGAAAAATAAACTTATCGAGTCAAAAAATAATTATTTAAAGAAGAAGATTCGATATGAGAAAAGGATTATTGTTTTAATGTTTCGAAAGATGGGAGATATTAAATTATGAGATTATGGTATTGGTGGAAAAGACTATGTGGCTGGGAGCCAGGGACTTGGGTCGAATACGGAGAGAAATATAACGTTAGAATATGGTATCTTCGTAAGGGAACTGATTATTTTGTTTATAAAGATGAAATAATATAAATTTTACTTGTCTTATTTGTCTTCTATTCCATTATGTAGTCTTGGGAGTTGCCGGAATTGGTAGACGGTGGCATGGATTGATCACCATACGCGGGTACAGGCGGAGAGAGCATTGTATCGTCCAGGTTCGAGTCCTGGGCTCCCAACCAGTTTAAGGAGATTTACTGAACCCAAAAATTCGCTCTCGTATCCGATCTGCCATACGCAAAATATGGTGGATGTATTCAGACTCTCGTAAGGAGGCGCTGAAACGTGTTAAACTTGCGAGAGGATTAGGTTGGCTATGCGAGAGTTGCAAACAGCCAACAAAAAAGCCGGAAGTCGATCATATAGAGCCTGTTGGTAGCGGCTCATGGGATGATATAATAGAACGAATGTTTGTAGAATCTGAAAAATTAACTGTGCTTTGCAAACAATGTCACCAAAGAAAAACAAAAAAGTAAATTACACTAGAATAATATATACATTACATAGAATTTTGACAGTCTTTTTTGTGTAATATATATATTACGATACTCCTGGGATCTTAAATTTAGTTTTTAAGAAAATATAACCTGCCAAAAAAACTACTCCAAATCCGAGCAGCCCAAAAATCCACCAGGCTAAGCCTGATAATCCATCCGACTTTCCAGCATCACGCGCACAGGCAGCAAGCTGTGTTTGCAGTTCTTGAATTTTCTTACCTTGGTTAGCCACTATTTTATCTCGATCAGAAAGAAGAATCCGAAGAGATTTGTTCTCTTGTCGTAAGGATTCAATAATTGCGAGAGTGCTTGATTTCTCTTGCGGCGTCATTGTTCCCGAATTTTCGATTTCTTCAATTTTGGCGTCAATAACCGGGTCAAGTTTTGAATCTTCGGTGTGTTGAATTGTAGAGCAAGTGATGATAAATATAAGTAAAATGATAAATTTCTTCATTTGTCTAATAAAAAGCCCCCACATATGCAGGGGCAAGAAAAATCTATAAATCTCCGATAAAATACTTATGCACTTTCCAAGCAAATGGTAAATATTTCAATCGTTCTCGTTCAGAGTCGGACGGGGACAAAACGCCTATTGTCGGGTACATTATATCATTTGAATTCTCGCTATGCATAAATCCAAATGTATGTCCTAACTCATGAGCAAAAATAGCAACGCGTTCGTCTCTATTCAACCCGTAGTAACTAGCCCGGCGGATTAAGATTGTTTGATCGTCTAGGCTAGGAGGTGAGGCACCGAGTTGACCTTTATTGGCTAGAAAACTTTTACAGCCAATAGTGACGTCTCCACCGTTCCACTTCATTCCGTTCCTGTCACAATCTCCATCAGAAAAAATAATCCAATTTTCTCCTGGTTGGCGTTTTTTGTTTGCCAGTTCTACGGTTCCAATCACTCCCCACAATTTAAACGCACTCTCTAGGTTTACTTTCCTGTCGAGTCGTTCAATATCCATCAACAATTGAAGAGAATCTTTCTCCCCGCCATTGTTACGGCATCCTACGGCACCTACTATCATTAGCAGCCAAATCATTTTTTTCATCCCTTAATCTCCTTAAATTATAAATCGGTTAAAATGTATAATTCCGAAAAAACTTTTTATTGAAAATGAAATAAAAACGCCACGGAGGTACGACTCCGAGACGCGCCACTTACCTGACTAGATTTTGTTAAATCCTAACTGAGAGTATGTCCGCTCTCTGGCATTAAGGAGGGTGTAACTAATCAATAATATTGTAATAATTCAACTATGCAGTCAATACAAAAATGCCCGCAATTGCTCACGGGCTAAGATTTGGCTTGTCTCTAGGCTTCCTAGATTCGTTCGAAATTAAATAAAACTATCTCAAATCCGGTACGTCAATCTTATTTAAACAACTTCCCGCCATGCATATATAGTGCAGTGCACACACCAGACCCTAGAGCAATAAGACATAATTCGAACCAGATGCTGAATCTAAACAAATAATAGTAGCTTTTAATTTTATGATTCATTTTGCTTTTTACCAAACATTTTGACACTCCATTCTTTCAGAGTCGGGAAAAACCCTAAAACTCCTATTGCAATGATAGTGTGCCAAACAGAGAACAATAATATAATTTGACCTTTATCATTAAATCTTCTATAAATAATTGCATCGGGATAGGATTCTGTAGGGAATACAATCATCAATATCAGTCCAGCAAATGCAATGATCCCCCCGGCTAATCTCCAGATATTCGATTCCCTAAAAAAGCTCCTCTCTGTCATCTATTTATCCTCATACGTTATTGCTCGTCTTAATGTTGCGTCCTCTGCCTGTTGCCAGGTTTCGGATATGGAACATTTTTTTTTCTTTTCTGGAGTGTTGTACGGAGGCTCACCCCAAGAATCATTGCATTTAAACATTTCCAGAATATCATCCGATTCGTGATATGAACGCCAATGCCCGTCTTTCGTCCATAAACCACCTACTGCAACAGGGCGCCCCGTTCTCTCTATTGCATCATGAATAAACCTTGCATCATTTGGAATCGCCCACGCTTGAGCCACTACCGGAATTTTATACTCTTCTAATAGTCTATTGATAGCAATAGCATGATTTTTGTAATTCATTATGTCTGATCGGCGCACACTACGATCTAACTCTACTGCCAATAAAGGAATAATTAAACTGTAGTATGTCCAAGTATTTGGAATTTTTAAATCAATATCGAATTCCTGGATAATGGAGATGAGAGCGTTCTCGTTGGAATTTCCCTGACACATTGCACCCCCAGAAATATCCACTCCGTTCCAACTCCACGGAAAATCATTTCTTTGACTGTTCTCAGGATAAGAGAATTTCACTCGTACAATAGTCATTTCCCCACCCTATAAATAAGTTTACCGTTCTTTATTAAAGGCTTGAGTTTGGCCCTCTCAAGAAACTCTCTGAACATTAATCTCTCAGGATCACAGAAATCCAAATACCCACACTCTCTACGTATCAATAGACTATCCATTACATAATAACCTTACCCCAATGGAAATCAACACTAATACATCCAATAGCAGCATACTACACACGGCAACCACATATATTTTAGTACTCATGCCCTCAATATTCTATTGTAACTGTAATTTAATCAATCATTTTAACACTAAATAAGATAGGAATATGTGCTCGCTGCGCTCGCACCCTCTACATATTTTAACCACTTTACCCATAGAGACAATACCAATACAGCAATAACTCCTAGACAACTAGTCACCAAGACACAGTAAATACTAGCTAGTCCGTTCAATTGTTGAACACAGGAGAATACTGGCTTTAGTAAACCCCTCTTTCTATCTACAGATAACCGATCGGTCACTGGTAACAAATGGGGCACACTCTATCCCTGTAACCCAGTAGAGACCAGTAGCCTGATACACCAGAGCCCCAGCTACAGAGCTACACGGTACAGCCAGAGAGCAGCCAATACAGCTAGCCCGGTAAAGCACCCCCCATCTGGGGACAATGGGTAAGGTTGAGGTAGAAAGTCCACCCAAGCGCTACGGGGAATTTCCTGACAAAATGGCAGTTGACAAGACAAAGGTAACCTGGTAGAACTGGATAATGGCAGTTGACAAACAGAAACTAGGAGCCGGTAGGAACCCGAACCCGGCGGATACGGATATAAAGGCATTTGCGATACGGAGAGAGGATGGTTTAAGCCAGATAGTGCACTACAGGCTACACAAGGACTCTAGGCGTTGGGTAGAGGAGAGTTGTGGGCAGTTCCGGGATAAGCCGGGGATATTAATGGAGGTCATGACATGGTTAGCCAAATCGGAATCCTAATATTGGTTGGGGTGGGGACTTATTTTTCTGGGTGGATTGCTTCTTTGTATCCGTGCTGGATTATATGGAGTTTAGTTACTCGGGAGGCACCCCCACAGGACAAGAAGATAAAAGAGCTAGAAGATCGGATTTATAGTTTAGAAAGGAACAATCTTGGGTAGAAGGGCAATTGATGACGCAGAGAGGACGCGGAATGCTGTCTCTGATGTTCTTAAGGTTCTTGTGAAACATAAGGACTGGGATGACGTGGATATTTTAAAACTCCCTCTTTTGAGTCAATTGTTTATTAATCAGTTAAGGGAACCGAAGGAAGCAAATGCGGCCCTTAAGTTTATAATGGAATTTATAGCAGGGAAAACCGGTGTTGCTCCAATGAAGAAAGAGCGCCCAAGCAAAATTGAAGTATCGTTTCAGGATAACCCGGACGACCAACCCAAATTAACCGATGAAACTACAGCTCAAATACAAGCCTAACTCCCCCCATCAAAGAAAGTTCCATTCCTCTAAGGCATATGAGCGTCTTTTGATGACTGGATTTGGAGGGGGGAAAACTAAGGCAGGGGTGGCGGAATTTACAAAACTCTGTTTGTTGAACCAGGGATGTGACTCTCTTGTCGTTGCCCTTAACTACCCGCTTGCTGATAAAACTATTGTGCCAGGATTCAAAAGTTTATTTGATGATAGCGGGATTGAATACACTTACAATTCCAATAAACACACTTTCCATCTCACAGATTTTGGAAATAATATTTACATAGGGTCTTCCGATGTACCGGATTCCCTCAAAGGATCAAACGTATCTCATGTATGGTTTGACGAACTCGCCTCCATGCCAAAGGAAGCGTATACTCAGGGAATTGGCCGGAACCGTTTAAGGTGCCCCACAGGAAATAAGATTTTCCATACGACTACGCCGGAAGGGATTAACTGGGTATATGAAGAGTTCTTTCTTAGCTCAATGGAGGGCCGCGAAATTATTATTGGGGCAAGTTGGGATAATGTTGCAGTAGACAGAAAATATTTTAATGACCTTATCAAACGCTATACCCCCGAACAAGTGGAAATGTATATTCATGGGAGATTTGCAAAAGGTCGTGATGGTCTCATTCTACCGGAATGGGATGACAAATGGATTACCCAATCTTACACCTCAAAATATTACCCGCACTATTGTCATTATGTTTCCCTAGATTTAGGAGTGCGAGATAAAACTGCTATTCTATTTGGGACATACTTCTTTGTTGAGAGTCGGCTTTATGTGGAGCGAGAAGTGATTATGCATGGTAGCGATATGACTACCCTCTCCATAGCGGACGCAATCCGAAAAACAGAGCATGAACTCTGGAAAGGCTCAAACAATATAAGAAGATATTCTGACTGGAACAATCCCCTTCTTCTTCAGGATTTGTCTGCTCTACATGGTATCTATGTAGACAATGCGATGAAAGACGAAATCGAGGCCATGGTAAACGATACTAGAGTTTTTGTAAATGGAGGGCGCCTCTTGATTCACCCGTCATGTGTAGAACTTATCGCTAACTGTAACATGGCAAAATGGAATCCGAAAAAGCTACGCCCGGATTTTGCTAGAACTTCATCACTAGGTCACATGGACGCTATGGCCTCACTCTTAATTATGAAACGAAATATTGATGAATACACAAATCCAATTCCGGTTACAATGATGAATCCTTTCATGCAACACGCACAAATTATAGAAGCAAACTATCACGTTTTAGAGGAAGTTTTTAAATGAAAACATATTTCGCAAGTTTCGAAACTAAACAAGAAGATTTTCTTGCAGAACTCAATACCCGTATTGACATGTACTACGACTATCTCAGAAATCGCGGGACATTGGCTCTCTGGAGGCAAATCTATACGCTATTTTACAAACCTAAATGGACTTCCGGTAAAGTTGTGAAAGTAGGTGAGGAACTAGAGTTTAAATCCCTTCAAGTCAACCATTTAGCGAACATAGTTCAGCATCAAGTGACAATGATCACACAGGACGAAATTGCTTGGGATGCAAGAGCGGTGAATTCAGATATTGTCAGCCAAAGTCAGGCCAAATTTGCAACACAGCTTTTAGAAGCTGAGGTAAAGATTAAAAAAATAGAAAATCTGGACGCCCTTTGTACGTTCTATTCAAATATGTTCGGGGAAGGTTGGTGGAAAATTGCCTGGGATGCTACTGCCGGAAAAGATTATATCTCTACCGAAGAAACCGAATACGACCCGGAAGGGAGCCCCATCTTAGAGCCAACCCTAGATGAACAAAACGAACCTATCCAGGATCCAGAAACTCTTGAGCCTGTTATGCAGGAAAGGAAAATCCCTGTTGCTAAAAAATCAGGGGACACTACTTATACAGTACATATGCCAATTGATGTAGCTCGGGACGTATATGCCCGAACTCACGCAGACTGTCGCTGGAGGTCGGTTCGAACTCTCCGAAATAAATACGAAGTTGCGGCATCAGTTGCGGATCCTGAATTAAAAACTAAAATTGTAGAATGTTCCGAAAAAGACAGAGATGGTGTGCGTGATCTTCTTTATCCTGCCACAGACATGCTTACCAATATTGACGAAGACGGGGTTTTTGTTCAGGAGTTTTTCCATGACAGGACAGAGGCCGTACCGGATGGGAGATATACTGTTATTGTAGGACGAGATATTATCATTTATGATGGGGTTCTCCCTTATGAGGAAACACCTCTCTATCGATTAGCAGGACAAGAAGAAACAGAAACTCCTATGGGATGGTCAACTGTCTATGATATTGCCTCTATCCAAGATGCTTTAAATAAACTCTATTCAATCGTTACCACAAACCAGCTTAAATTCGGTGTTGGCGTGGTGGTAGTCCCGAAAGGTTCCGGCTATTCATCTTCTACCCTTGCAAAAGGAATGAAAATCATAGAAGTAGACCCAAGAGCGCCAAAACCAGAAATTCTGACTCTTCTGCAAACAAAACCAGAAATTTTTCAATTTATCTCACAACTCGAGGCAGTCCTCGAGAAGATTTCCTCTGTTTCTTCTGTAATGCGCGGAGACCCGGCGGCTTCTGTCCGATCAGGGAACATGTTGGAGATTATTTTGGCGGAAAACCATAACTTTTACAAAGGATTGGAACGATCTAGAAAAACATGTTTGGAGAAACTGGGAACTGCATTCATTAAGATCATGCAACAATACGCAGACGCGGAAAGACCTGTTGCACTCATGGGGAAAAATGGTAGGTATTACACCAAATATTTTAATTCAGAAAACCTTGAGAATGTAGAACAAATCTATGTAGAACAAGGGAATCCGATCCAAAAATCTTTTGCCGGAAAAATGACAATCGCTCGGGATCTTCTCAATTCAGGCGCGCTTAAAGACCCGAGGGAATACATCCAAATCCTGACAACCGGGAATTTAGACTCTGCTACCGATCCAGACACAATGGATTTTATGCTAATCCAGGAGGAAAACGAGGCTCTCATGGAAGGAAAGCCAGTAGTTGCCTCAATTACGGACTATCAGGCTTGCCATGGGTATCATCACACTGTAGTTTTGGCAAATCCGGCTGCAAGACAAGATCAAGCTATAGTAGAGGCAGTAAACGACCACTTAGGCCAACATGCTACCATGGCCGGTTTTATTCTTCCTGGTGGTAACGAACCACAATTCAACCCAGACAGAACCCCAATGGTTGAACCACAGCTAGACCAACAAGGTAATATTGTTTTAGATCAGGAAGGGAAGCCAGTTTTGCAACAAGTTATTTCTCCGATCGAACCAGATATTTTAGGTTACCTGAATTGGTGCAGAATGATTATGAATGCGCCACCTTCAGGACAAATGCAAGTAGCACAACAAGCAATGATGATAGGAGCGCAAGGCATGGCTCCTCCTGAGCAAAAAATGAACGTGCCAGTTAGAGGATAAATATGGAAGACACAGCAATAGAAGTAGAAGAAGATTTAACACTCCCGGAAGATGATGACATTATCCCGGGAGGAATCGGGTTTGTACCCGATGAGAAAAAGGTAGAACCTCCTAAACCGAAAACTCAAGGCGGAGCTCCCAAAAAAGAAGCTCCGCCTATCCCAAAAGTTCTAAAAGCCAAAATTAACGGGAAAGAAGAAGATGTAACAGAGGAAAAGATTCGGCAATATCTGAAACTAGATCCTGATGAAATCTTTGATGATAAAAGACACGTCAAATTCTACCAACAACAACGTGATTTAGATTTGCGGTACAATGACGTCGGGCGCACTAAAAACGAACTGGAACAGATACGCCAAGCTCTAGCCAGTCCCCAGGGGTTTGAACAATTCTTACGAGAGGCGGGCGTTGACCCGGATGAATTCGCATTTCAAAGAATGCAGCAACGGGAAGCACTACAGCAAATGTCGCCTGAACAGCAAATAATGTTGCAAAGGCAACAAGAACTTGCTCAAAGAGAAGAGGCTATCCAAAGATATGAGCAGCATCAACAACAAATTAGGCATCAAGAAGAAGTCACGCACCACTATAACAATTACGTAGGAAGTATGGCGAAGGAATTGGCAAAAGGCGGAATCCCGCAAGATCCAACCCTTCTCGCTATGGCTGCCGATCATATTGAGGCACAAATGCAGCGAGGGAGAAAAGATATTTCTTTCCAGGAAGCGGCAAAGTACACAATGGATAAGTTCCAGAACTCTTCCAGGAATATAATGACCAAAATGGAAGGCGAAAAGCTAATTGAATTTCTGGGGAAGGATATAATCAGAAAGATCCGAGAAACTTTGGTAAAACAGCCTAAGGGATTACAGCAACAAGGGAAAGTTGGTCAAATCCCAATTTCTAATACAGTAAATCAAAAACCAGCGATGTCACGGGAGCAATATCTCGCAGATGTCCAAAGGCGAATGAAAGAATAAGCAAAAAAAGGCTTGACATTGTGATTTTCATGCCATAATGTCAGGTCAGAAGCTACGGCTACCTACCTTTCGGAACCGCTACGGCGACCTCCACCAACAACTACTAAATTTTCCAAGACATTAGGAGAAAAATATGTCAACAACAGTAGACGGAGCAACGCTCGACCAGTGGTTTAAGGATATTTATAAAGACGGTTACGTCTCCTTAATGCCGGATAATACGAAATTAATTAAAATGATCCCTTTTAACAGGCGGTCAATGCCAGGGGAAAAAGTAAAAGCGGGAGTCGTTACTCAAAGATCCAATGGTTTTACTTACGGTGGAACTCAAAACCGAGCATTCACTCTTATCACACCGGAAGCGATGGAAACACGCGCCGCACAAGTTTCTCCAAATCAGATTGTTTTGAGAGAATTTGTGTCAATGGCAACCGCTACGCGCGCAAAAGATTCTAAGCAAGCATTCGGTGAGGCTATGTCTCTCGTTATTGAGAACATGATGGAATCATTCGGTAACAGACTCGAGATTTCAAACCTATACGGCGGTATCGAACTCGCTACTTTCACGGCAAAAACAACTCCCGTAACGAATAGTCTGCAATTAACTATCCCCGCATCTGAGTGGGCAGTTGGTTTATGGTGCGGCATGGAAGGCTCACTTTATAACTTCTATGTTGGTTCAACGCTCCTTGGTGGTGCAACTCCACTTAGTGCCGATTCAATCGGAACTTTGACGGCGGTAGACACAGAAAACTACAAAGTCACTTTCTCTTTCACTGCAACCGGCTATGCGGCTGTCAATGGTGCAACGATTACGGCTGTTGCGGCTTACTTCGCTGGTTCTTACGACATGGAGCAAGTTGGTCTACATAAGATCACTGCAAATACTGGAACTTTGTTTGGAATTAATGCTACGGAGTACTCTCTATGGCAATCTGTTCAACAATCAATTACGGGTGCGCTTACTACCGGTAAACTAAACCGATACATTGCAAAATCTGTGGGTAAAGGTCTTTCCGAAGACATCGACTGTTTCGTAAACCCAGTTACTTGGACTGATTTAACTCAAGACGTTCTTGCACAAAGACTTTTTGACTCATCTTACGACCAAGGTAAGGCTGTTGTCGGCTCCAAAACATTGGATTTTGTTTCTCAGTCTGGTAAAGTTTCTATCATACCTCACAACATGGTAAAACAAGGTTATGCGTATGCAGGGCCAACTAAACGATTGGAACGTATCGGCTCAACAGATGTAACAATGGCAAATGCTGGTAACAACGGGGAAAGAATCTTCTTGAATTTGCCGGACAACAACGGTTTTGAACTGAGAGCATTCTCTGACCAATCATTATTTACTACAAAACCAGGTCTTTTCGGACAAATTTCTGGAATTACGAACGGGGTATAACAATGGCAGGATTTAATTTACAGGTCGATGTCGGGGATAGTGCTTCCTACGTAGAAAGTCGGGTATTCTTTCAAACGGATTACCCACTTAATCTAATCCAGATTAAAAACGCTATTACTGGTCTACTCGCCGGAACCTATGCAAATGGAACCGCTACCGCAAATGTAGGAGCAATCGCTTCTACGGCTGTTGTAACCATTGGAGCGGGAGATTTTGCTAATAACGATACAATTACCATAAACGGTGTTGTATTTACTGCAAAAACTTCTGGAGCAACCGGGAATCAGTTTAATATCGGAGCCTCATTGACAGAAACTGCGGCAAATCTTGTTGCAGCAATTCTAGCGTCTACGAGCGCACTCCTCAAACAAACTGTTTTACCTACTTCTGATGGTGCTGTAGTTACTCTAGTTTCTAGAATCGTAGGAGTAATTGGGAATACAACTGCAACAGGTGGAATTTTTACGTTAGCCAAATCTGCGGCAAACGTAACAATCACTTCTACTTTTGCGGGTGGGACAGATGGAGAAGTTTACAACTTTTTGGTTTAAAAGATGGTATTAGCATTCCCTGATGAAGTTGTAACGAGTCCAAATGGAATAGATGAATACGGGTCTAGGGCTTACGAATACCCTCTCAAGAATATAGACGAATTGCCAATTGAGCAAGAAATTTCTACTGGCTCAACGCCTTGGATCTGCACACCTCGTGGTGTGCAGTCCATTTGCTTGGTAGCGGAAGAAGTTTCCGGGTCGGCTACGTTTGCAGTAGAAGTAACCTCTAATAAATATAGCGAATTAAAAGCGGGAACAGAAGTTGCCGTTTCATTGGGCAGTATTACTGCAACTACGAGATATGAATTGAAACCATATGCCGCGGTGAGATTGACAATTGTTTCAGGAACAGGAGTTGCTAAACTCCATTACAGGGCACAATAATGTTTCCAGATCCAGCACTGGCAGCCGCTTCCCAATTCAGCGGTAAAATGAGAGGGTTAAGTTTAGATGATGCAATGGCTACTATCCCAGAAATATCTGCGAATGAAAACCAATGGCAAGTAAACGACTTGACTCCTATCCAAGAAGAAGACCCTCAATTAACTGATGAAATCTTAGCGCTTATCGAAAAACTAACTTAATTACATGGATACGGCCTCCCTCTTAAAATCAATAAAACGTAGAGCAAGGCTATTTTTAGTTTCTTTACCGGCTGGTCAAAATCAAGAGTTTCTGGACATAATGAATGAAACTTTCGATAATACTGTATTGCCAGAAATGCTCGCAATGCGAGAAGAATTTTACGTTCACGGTATTACATGGAATACTGAACAAAATCAAACCATACAAATCCCATCCGATGCAATCGGTGCAAAAGTAAGAGGAATTTATCTTTTAGATAATGAAGGTAAAATCCAAAGACCGGTTCCATTTAGAAACATCGATACTGTTTATCAATATGAGAGTGCTGCAAATGGATGGTATACTCCTGGCATAATTTTAAGAAATAATACATTAGAAACTAAAATGGCTTCTTGTTTAATGCAAGTTGCCTACTATAAAATGCCGAACAAACTTATACTATTTGATGAAACTGCGCCACAGGCAACAGCTTCGCAAAAAGTGTATCAAGTTTTAACAGTAGCAGGATCAAATTTAACTCTAAATAATCCAGCTCCTTTGACAAGCACTGGTACGCCTGTAGTATATGATGTAATAGAACCGGGGTACCCGCATAATAAGCGTGGATCAATTACTGTCACATTTACATCCCCATTTAATGCAAATCCTCAAACAGCTACCTATGTAGGTGGAGTTATCAATACATTCACAGGGGAAACTTTAGTCCCTGATGTCGGAGATTGGTTATTTCTACCAAATCAAACTGGGTTTGCAAACATACCTAGAGAAGTAGAACTATATTTTATTCTAGCGACAGCCGCCGCAATTTTGAATTTCCAGGGTGCCGCAGAATTTACGCAGGTTCAACAAGAAGCAAATGAGCAATTAAGACAAGTTCAAATGTTATTAGACCCTAGGAATGATGGCTCGCCTTGGACGTTAACTGACAATAGAGGATTATCGGATTTTACGTAATGGATCAAATCTTAGGTCTTTACACTTCTCCGAACTCCTTACAACTTCCTGAAGGGGCAACGCTTAAAGCTGACAATGTTTATCTTGATACTGATGGTTATTTTAAGCCATTTAAGCGAATAGAAAAGGCTTTCACGGATTCTCAAATGGTGGGATACAACGGAGTATTTTCTACTTTATGGCAAGGAGTAAGTGGGTATAATTTCAAATTTTTCAGTAAAGATTCATATTTAATTTTTTTTAAAACACTAAATAACGAAATACAAGGTAAGTATAAATTCAATGAATCATTGAATGGGCCATTGGTTACAGTCAGCGTACCTATTATTCTTAATGATGGTGCGTACCTGTTCCCTTATGATGGACAAATTATAGATATTAGTAATTATTCCATAAACCAATATTATCCTTCTTTTCAATTTGCAAATTTACTTTGCTTAGGCTTAGTATCCGAGAAGAAAGGTGCAAACCCAATTTTAGGAATTGGTGCCGCAATTACAATTGTCGATCTATCATGCCCACCTCCTCAAATATATGCGGCTACTTATACCCTACCGCCTTCTGTGGTTTATGACGGTGACCCGGCTAACGCAACTCCTGATAGATGGTATGCGAACGCGTATAGATTTACAACTTCTATAGATGTAAACGGTTTTCTTATCGAATCTAAACCTACCGGTTCGTTATATGTTCGAGGTTCAAATTCAGCATCCGCGCCGGGGATATGGATTCAAGATATGTTCCTGAGACTACAAGATTTTAATGGGCCGTATCTTGGATCAAAATTTAAACTCAATATTTACAGAACTCCTCTAGAATTAGCAGATAATGCAACAACAGATTTAGTGCCAAGAGAAAGTGAAGATTTCCGATTAGTGGCTTCTATATCTTCGGATAACCCTCTTGCGGAACGCGTGTATGAATTTGACGATCAAGCAGTTATGCCTCCAGGTTCGGCGGAATTATATACTAACCCAACACAAGAAGGAATAATAAAACAAAATGAGCAGCCTCCTTTTCACCATACCTCATCAGTTTATAAAAACATTACATTCTATGGGAATGTAAATGTTCGTGCTTCTATTATTTTAAATGTAAAGCAAGGAGATACTGGCACTTATACTGGCTATTGGTTTATCAGAGGGAGGAATGGGGTGACTGCTCCTATCGCATACGATATTGATTTATCAGATCCTTCAAACTCATCTAACTTTACGCTAGGATTAGTTTACAGTTTGGATGGATTATTGAATTCATTTTCAAGCCCTTACTATGCTACGCATTTGAATACCTCAGGAACAGGAGTTGCTTTATTTATTCAGTCAAAAGAATATCTTGAATCTTTGAACTTCTTCGATTATTCTGGGGCTTTGCAAACCGGAACTTATGGCTGGGATGGCGTAAATACCATTACCGTAATTACGGGCGCGCCTCATGGTCTTTCTACTGGTAACATAATCAATTTATATCTTGAAAGTGGCTTATTGGACGGACTAGAAACAGGTAACCAATCGATCACGGTTGTTAATACAACCACGTTTACAATGCCCGCATCTTTTACGGCTGGCTTAACAAGTGGAACCGCAACCATTATGAACATTACCGCAGGTGGTACTGGTTCTGGTATATTCACAAATTTAGAATCTGGCAGTCTTCAATCAGAAGATACGATATATACTAATAGAATTTATTACTCAAAATTTCAACAACCGTTTTCGACTACTTTGGATCAGTATTTTACTGTGGGGTCAAATGCGCCAATTTTATTCCTGGCCAACTTAAGGGAATACCTTCTGATTCTAAAGCAAGATGGAGTTTATATTCTCCGAGGTGACGATCCAGATACATTCGTAGTAGACCCATTATATCCTCAACTAGTTTTAATGGATTCACAAAGTATTCAGGTAGTCGACGACTATGTTATTGGATTATTTACAATAGGAGTGGTAAAACTAAACGAAAACGGCTATGAGATTATTTCTCAACCGATCAGAGATGATATTCAAAGGATGATCAATAATGTAGCAGAGGATGGGTCTGCTATTAATAAACCGCCAATTGTTTTTTACTACCAATCAAAAAGATTAATTCTCATAGGTAGGGAACAAGTATATGTAGAACCTGAATCTGCAACTACGCCAAATGGCGCAATGTTTGCAGATTATTTGGCTCACATATCATATTGCTATCATCTTGACTCGAAACAATGGTCTCGTAATACGCAAATAAATTTAGATGGAGCTGTCGAAATAGGCGGAGAAATTTATTTTCCCGCACGTGGGGGAACTAGGGTAAATCCTTCTGTTACTCCAGTCACCGGGCCACCACCTATATCTGTGACATTCAACTGGGATATTTATAGAACTTCAATTGATAATTCTACTGATGGGTATACTAGAGATTTCCGAGTAAGATTTGTAAAACAACTCCAAAATAAAGAGGCGGGTGGCGGTCATTACCGGTTCCTCAAGATCTTTTTCCGTGAAATGAACCTTACTTCTTTAACTGTCCGGTATTATCCGAATTATGAATTTTCAGATAATTCACAATACTTTGATGCCGTCTATGATGACATAGTTACATTTGAGGCAAGCGGTGGTTCTGCATATTCACGATCAATGGCTTACCTCTGGATACCAGTTGAAGTAGCCAGAGGGAACTGGTTGTCTTTCGAGATATTTAACACTGTTAGCTCTGAAGTTGACATTGAGCAGTATAATGGTATACTAATTGAGGGAGTGGAACTGGTTATGACGCCGGAAAAGAGCGCAACTGTATGATTAATATTGAAGATGCAAAAGACGCGGAAAAATTGGCAACATATCTTTCTTCTCGCTTCTCGGAGGCGACCAGCGCAGACGAGACGCAAAAAGCTCCCATACTGGCTGCATATTTGTCACGCAATTCTAAAAAAGGGTCTATAAATAAAGATGATATTTCCGACCCGAATAAATTATGTAATTTTATAAACAGGGTAACAAGATGATAATGCCAATAAGACAAAAATCAGCCGCCGATCTAGAGAACGAAACTCTTTATTCTGGATTTAGTACTCCACAGCAACAACAAACTCCTCAAACCCAGGTAGACTATTCTATCCCACAGGATCAAGTTGCGGTTCAACAAAAAGGATCTTTTGGGGATGGCTCTGGGTATGGAATTACACAACAAGATTTAGGAACTCGTCAAGGAGATCAGGGCGTAATTGGTAGGGGTGGGAGTTCTCCTAATGTTACTCAATATGGCACTATGTATAATCTTACCGGCTATGCACCTTACTCTTATGCAAACCAGGGTTCCGCTCAAGGGGCGCCTTCTAACCAATTTCAGGCAGGTAATGCACAAGTTTGGTCTGGTATTCAAGGAGCACCTCCACAAAACCCATTTGGTTCTAGTATTACACCGGCCCAACAAGACGCTGTAAATAAAATGAGAAGAGGCGGCAAATGATTCAAATGTTAGCTGGTTTACTCCCTGGGATGATGAACGGCGGTATGAATCCTATGGCTATGATGGGCGGAATGGGTGGTCAACAACAAGACCAACAACCGGATATTTTACAAACTCAAAATGCACAGATGGACGCCTTACGTAGAATGAGACAACCCAATTCCTTTGGAGGAATATAATTATGTTAGGAGCACTACTGGGAGGAGGAGCACTTTTAGGGGGGGCGGCAAAACTAGGTCTTTTATCAAAAGCCGGGAGCGCGCTTGGTTTGGGGGGACTCCAAAGAGGGAATCCCTTAAATTATGATGCTGTAAACCAACTTTACAATCCAAGAGGGCAGGCGGCACAAGCGCAAGCCGTAAGCGCAGGCGAGTCCAGAGTTGGCCGTGATGTAGGCGGAGAAACCGCCCAACGGGAAGCACTGAACCGCATGAGAGAAGTATCTAATCAAGGATATTCTAATATAGATCGTGCGGCTATGGGTTCCGCACAAAGAAATATGTTGGCTGGCAACCGAACTGCTCAAGAGTCTACGCAAAGAAATTTTCAACGTCGAGGGATGGGCGGAAGTGGTGCGGAATTATCCGGGGCACTTATTGGAGGCCAAGGGGCAGCCGATAGATTTTCTCAAGATGTTCGTGATTTGAATGCAAGAGGCCAAGAACGGCGCATAGGTGCAACTCAAAGTATGAACGAAATTGGGAACCAATTGACAGGTCAACAAATGGGAATTGGATCGGCGCAAGACCAAATGGCCCGCTATAATGCCGGGAACCAACAGCAAACAAATCTTGCAAATGCTGGGTTCTCGAACCAAGCGCAAGGTCAAGAATATCAAGGCGGTAATCAATACTTAACTAATCAAGCCGATAGACAACAGCAAATTGGAAATATGAATACACAATTCAATCAGCAAATGTTTGGACAATTCACTAGGCCATTTTTTGGAGCTATGGGAGGTCGATAAATGGATGGGTTACGTAAAAATATACTCCAGGGCTTAAATGGATATGCAAATCAAGATCCTTTTGGCGTGGTAAATTCATCCCAAATGCCAAGACAAAACCAACCTTGGCAGCAAACTTCACCTATGCAAGCGCAGGTTTTTGACCTTCCCTTTCAAGGAGTACCACAAGGAGGAGGAATGACAAAATATAGTCTAGACCTTCCTCCTGAGGCAGTGCAAAAAACTAATCTTGCACCGTCGCAATCTAGATCTGTTCCATCGGGGATAAGTCCGACTAGTCAACCCATGATAATCCCAAGTGACCCTTTATTAACTCCTGTCGAGGCAACCCCAGGAAGTGGAGGATCTTCTTTATGGGATTCCCTAAAATCTGGGTTAAGAGGATTTGGCAATTTACTTGCAGAGGGTGGTTTCGCAGCTACTCATCGAATGGGCGGCAACCAAGGCGACTATCTTCCTGCATGGAACCAGCAAACAGTTCTAGAAAATCCCAATTCCGAGCTTTCCAGACGATACCAACAATTTGCTTCCCAAAATCTCCCTGGGGATTTCTCGAATGCTACGGCGGCGGAGATTCAAGGAGTTTTACCAGCCTATGAAAAAGCCAGATATAATGACTACTTAACCCAACAAGCAGGTGACAAGGCAGCCTATAGAGACGCGCAACTTGCATTGCAAGCGCAAAGGCTTAGTGGTAAAAGTGGGCCTACCGGAGGAGGTGGCGGATCGAGAGGATCAGGCGGTAAATTAAGCGCATCAATAGAAAATGATCTGGCAAAAAAACGCGGAGCATTTGCATCAATTGATAACCTTATTACAAACTTCGACCCTAATTCGCAACCAAACTATCCAGAAAGTGCCACCATGGGGGTAAGAGAGAAAATCGCCTCCACTACTGGTTTACCACTCGAAAACGAAAAATCTAAAATGTTCCAACAGACTCATAATAGGGCTGTAGAAGATTATTTATTAGCAATGACAGGGCAAGCCGCAAGTGACCCAAGTTATAAACGATTGCTTGCGCAAGTGCCTAATGTATATTCCCCAAATTATCAAAAAGAAATGCAGGCTTGGAGGGATGATATAGCAAGACGATATGGTGCAACTACAGGAGGAGCACGAAATATCCAGTCTGATTCTGGAGTACCGCAAGGAGGAGGAATGATTCGAATGAGATTCCCTGATGGAAAAATTAAATCAGTTCCGGCATCAGAAGAAGCAAAATGGTCTCAATATGGAGTTAAAATCTAATGCCTAACCCGTGGGATACATTACCAGATGCTACAGAGGGTGACAATCCCTGGGATTCTCTTCCGGACTCAAATTCAGGCGAGCAATCTATTGGGCAAATGTTAGTTTCTTCACCCGATGATTTTAAAGGTACAATCCCCAAAAGTACATATGAAGCCGCAAACCCAGTTTCCGCATTTTTAAAAGGTGCCACCGCAGGGTCGACCTATGGCTTTAATGATGAACTACTTGGAGGGGTTGACCCAGAATATAGCGCAAGGATTCGAGCGGAAAAAGCTAAAAATCCATATTCTTATTTTGCGGGTGAACTTCTAGCTCCCAACCCATTACAAAAAGTCGCTCTTGCAAAACGAATTGCAAAAGTTGCTCCTCTTGCAAAAAAAACCATCGGGGAAGGAGTTGAAGGAGCAATGACAGCTGCGGCTACAGCTCTTGGGACAGGAGGAGATGTTTCTACAAGTGCGATTCTTGGGGCTGGGCTTGGAGCAACTATGTCACAAGCTGGCAAACTCAAAGATGCTATTGCTAGTCGCTTAAAAAAAGGTGCTGAAAATTGGGCACTAAAATCAGTCCCTGGTTTCGACTTATTAAAATATTCGACTAGTGCATTTGGGACAAAACCTACTCCTGAAATCAAGGAGCGAGTAGGAAGAGCGGCAATTGATAGTGGTGTGGCAGGGCAGTTATTGCCATCACTCGAAAAAAAGGCGGCGGCTGCACAAACTGGCTTAGATTTAGCCGATCAATTACGATCTTCGTATCTTAAACCAATTATGGAAAGAGAAGCGACTGAAGGATTTTTGGGCATAACTCCAAGTGAAACAGCCCAAAGGCTCACTTCAGATTTACAAGAAAAATTTAATACTAAAGATATAATGAAGGATCAATTTGGAAACATAATTGGATCTAAAACAAATCCTCTTTTACGTGGTGAACAAAAACAGATCGATAGAATGCAAGAAGCAATAATGGGGAAATCCCTACAAGGTAGAGAAGGCATAATGCCAAATTCCCCCATTTCTCTTTCTGATTCGGAAATACTTAGAAAACAATTTGGGGCCAATTCTGCTAATTTTGTTACAAATCTAGGTGAATCTTCAAATGCCAAGGCTCTTGCAAAACAAGGGTATGGGATCTTAGCAGGTCAAATTGATAAACAAGTGAAAAAAAATCTTCCTGATTCAGAATTTGGGAATTATCTTGCTACCCGTCAAAATGAACGGGATATGTTAGCAATCCGTAAGGCAATTCAGCGCCGCGAAGCAGATGCGGGGAAAGTTACTCTCGGGATGACCCCGGCTGAATTATTGACTTCCGGTGCAGGTGGTGGAATCGCAGCACTCGTAACAGGGAACCCTTTGGCACTCGCTAGCGCGGCGGCTATTCCTTATGCTAGACGAGTTCTGCCAGATCACATGGTTGCGGCTCAGGAAGGACTACGTAAACTTATACAAAATCCAAAAGCGCAAGCTTTTGGAGATTATCTCAGACAAAATCAAAAGGCCGCATATTTTGCGGGGCAAGGAAACCAATAATGGCAGATCAAAAACCATATAGAGCTACGATACATCCTGTTCCTGATGGATCAGTTGACTATCCACTAATAGAAAATGCCTTTGGAGCAGATTTTCTTTCTACACTAAAAGGCGCGCCGAATAACGTAATTTTACAATTTAACCGAGATATTTCTTACAAATTAGTCGCAACTACAAATGATTCAATTGATGCTTTGAACGCTGCTAATTCACCGTGTAGAATTGGATTTCAAGATGCTCAGACAATTTGGACAGACACACTCAAGATCCCCGAAATTTATATCACAAATAATTCAGGCGCATCAGATTCAATTCAAATTCAAGTCTATGCGAACAGGTTAAAATAACATGCTTGTAGAAGATCAGAAAAGTGGCGGAGACGCCTCCGAACAAACTCTAGCAGAGATCCGAGATATTACCCAAGATATGCTCGATCTCATGGAGATCCAGAAAGCATTTACGGAAACAATTTGGGTCGATTCTACTGGTACATTTTTTATTCGTAAGGTTGTACTGGATGAAGCAACTGGTAACTTTGTAGTTACTTCCGAACTGTACGATGGAACCCCTTACGTTCCTGTTCCCCCAATTGAACCCGCAATGGCTGGTACCGATAGGGAAATTACGCAACAAGAATATCTTGCAATTGCAAATGGAACTGGGTTCTCTACTGGGGATACTATTCTCCTAATCATAATTGTAAATACTCCAGACGGAACAATTGCTTCTCA